CTATTCCACCGGAATGGGAGGCCATAGGTCCGTGGTGTTGCGGGAGCCGTCGTAGTGCCAGGACTGGCAGCCTGAGCACCAGTACCGGGCTTCAGCCGGGTCAGGCGCCGGCCAGACGGCTCGCCTAAGCAGGTAGACCTTGTCGATCGGAACGTCAGAGTCGTAGATCACCTGGGCTAACGATCCATCCGCCAGGGTCACGTACCTGGGACGTTGCATCTCGCCGTAGCCCCGACCGTGGTCGAGGATCAACTTTGGTTCATCCATGGCGCATCCTTTCGTTTGGGCGCAGAACACTGATTCCCTCCCCCGGGGCCACCCGGACCGTAGGTCGTCCTCACCTGGCGTGTTGTACGCCGACTCCTTCGGTCCCCGTTTCCGGCCACGATTGCCCATCCGGTTCGTCACTTCCAGCAGGGCTGCGCTCCCTCGAGGGGCGATTCCGGCGGAATGGCCGGAGCTATGTCCGGTCAGTGGTAGGAGCGGGGCTGCCGTTCCTCACGTGCTTGCTTGGTCTGGCGCGAGCGGGCGATTCTCGCCTCACGCATTGCGGTGGCCAGGAGTTGTTCGGCTGTCATCGGGGGCAGGGGTTTCAGGTCCTCCCGCCGCACCCTCACGGTGCTTGTCCCGAGCTGGCCCTTCTTCACCTGTATGCTCCCCTCGTCGGTATCCAACGACATCGTACATCTCTGGTCCCCCCGGAGGTGTGCATCTCATCCGGGGTCAGAGCCGGAGGGGTAACATCCCTCCGGTTCCCCCGGACGAGAGAGAGTCAGATGGCATCCATCGCTTGCGGTCGCTGCGGCATCTACCACGACGAGGGCCTGCACCTGCACACCGGCGAGAAGGCCCCACCGATCGACTACCGCGGACTCCAGACGTTCTTCGACCAGATCAGGGCTCTCCAGGAATGGAACGAGCTGCACCCCTACGTCTGGCCCGACCAGTACCTGGTCCCGTTGCCCCCCACCCAGTCTGACCTTCCCTGGTGGGCCACCCCACCATCGCCTTCTACGCGTCATTCCCCAATGATCTACTGGACGCACGATGTGAAGACGGGCGAACCGGTGCATGCGGAGTGGCGCTTCCGAGCGGTTGATTCCACCGGAAATGTGGGAAGTTGAAGGCCATGCTCCTTCTCGCTGACGTGACCAACGGCCCCGACTCCAGTGTGGTGACGATCCTGGTGATCCTCGCCCTCCTGCTCGCCCTCATCTGCATGATCGTGTGGCTGGTACGCCGGTAGTACCGTTCCCGCCCCATGGGAACCGTGAAGGGGAAGTCGGGCTCCAAGCCCATCAAGTTCAAGACCGGCGGCCTCCACCAGTCGACGGGAACGCCGGCTGGGCAGAAGATCCCGGCCAAGAAGAAGGCGGCGGCCCTGGCTGGCAAGCTGGGGCCGAAGGCGCAGAAGCAGGCCCAGTTCGCCAAGAACGTGCTGACGGGCCGCAAGTAGGTGGCGATCACCGACCGGTGGAAGAACCTGGGATCCATGGGGGCGTGCGAGGCGCTGGTGGCCATCACCCCCAACGACTCCACCGACCTGGGCGAGGTGACCCGGGCGCTGTACGTCGGGACGGCCGGTGACGTGAAGGTCATGTGCCTCGACAGCAGCCAGGTCACCTTCACCGCGGTGCCAGCCGGTACTGTGCTGCCGGTGCGGATCAAGCGAGTCATGAACACCGGTACCACCGCCGGGTCCCTGATCGGGATGGCCTGATGGCGCGGCGCTCGAGGAACCGGCCCGACCCCAAGGTCAGGTACCAGCCGGTCATCGTGCGCAAGCTGGCTGGTGACGACGGCATCCCCCGGGTCAAGAAGTTCCATCCCGAGACGGGCATCGCCTACCTGGCCCATCCGGTGACCGGCGTGCCTATGTCCCGGCCCTCGGCCGGTGCCCACTTCTCCGACCTCGACGGCCACCACGTGGATCCCCCCGATGCCATCAGCCTCCCCACCTCCTATCCCGCCCTCCATCCCGACGTGGTGGAGCTGAAGGGACGCCGGGTCGTGCACCGGCCGGGTGGTCCCGCCTCGGCGCCGTGGAACGTGACCCACACCTTCGTCCACGCCGACGAGCTCGTCTTCCACATGATCGACGGCGACCACCGCTTCCGTGTCGTGCAACAGCCCGACAAGCTGGATTCCGGTGGAAACGCCAGTGACGAGTCCGGGTGCGGCGATCCCGGCCACACGGTCACGTGGTTCTACCTGGCGGAGCGTGTCTGATGGGGAACTTCGTCTTCAACCAGGGCGCCGGCAAGGTCTCGGAGTGGGCCGCCCGGGTCATCGCCAACGACCCCACCAACTCGATCTTCACCATTGTGTTGTGGAACGCCGGGGCCACCACCGACGCCACCATCCGCGACCTCGACACCGTGGCCCTCATCGAGGCCGACGTGAACGTGGCTGAGATCACCGGCGGGACCTACGCCCGCAAGACCATCTCGGATTCGGTGGGCTCCCTCACCGTCACCATCGACGACGCCAACGACCGCACCGACGTGGACATTGCCGACCAGACCTGGACGGCGCTCACCTCAGGCGGCACCAACCCCACCGACCTGAGCTTCAACTACGACTCCGACTCGACGGCGGGCACGGACGCCAACGTGGTCCCCGCCACCTGGCATGATTTCGTGGTGACCCTCGATGGCTCCGACGTGACCGCCCAGGTGGCCGTCTTCTTCCGGGCACAGACCTGATGCCCAACACGTTCCTCGACTACTACAACGACGGGCTCGGTGCCGACAACACCTTCCGAGATCGTGTGGTAGGGGCCATCACCGTCGAGGCGCTGTTCCGCACTGGCGCCGGTAAGACACCAGACACGGCCACCAAGAACCTCTGTTCGCGCGTGCTGAACGATCCAGAGGCGATGGCCGCCAAGGTTGCCGTCCAGGTGCGCAGTCGCCTGACGACGAACGATTCACTCCCTCACGCCGGTGACGTGAGCGACAGCACCATCCAGGGGCAGGTGTCTGTCGTCTTCGACTGCTGGATTCTAGCTGGCGCCTGATGGCCACCGTCTCCGCGGCCATAACCGATTCCAACACGATCACAGCCACGCTCAACAGCGTGGCCACGAACACGTTCGTGACGAGCTCGGCTATCGACAACTCGGCCAACCTGTACGTCAATGCCCGCATCCAGTTGAAGTGGAAGACGGGCGCGGCGGGCACCTCGGCCACCGGCTACGTCAACGTGTACCTCATCGCCTCGGCCGATGGAGGCACCACCTATGACGACAACAACAAGCTCCTCATCGGCCAGTTGCCCGTCATCGCCAATGCCACCACCTATATCGGCTCCTTCTCCACCGCTCCTTTCGGTGACCTTCCCTCCCATTTCAAGATCGGCGTCGAGAACCAGGGTGGTGGGACCAGCGACACGACAGCAGGCAACTTCCTGCTCCAGTACGCCGGTCACAAGTACACGGTGGCCTGATGGCTCTGCGGGCCACGACCGCCGCTAACTTCGTCCAGGTCGCCTCTGGGCATGCCCCCACGGCCAAGGGCTTCACCGCGATGATGTGGCACAAGCTGGCTGCCACCGGAACGTCCGAAGGCCTGTTCTCCACCCAGAACCCGCCGACCACCGCCGGGGCTGACGGCTTCGGCGCCTTCTACGACACGGCCAACACCTTCATCGAGCTGGGCTACATCTCGGGCGGCAGCGCGGGCGGCACGGCTACCACCGCCGTCGCCTTCCCGACCGGCCGGTGGATGCACCTCACCTTCCTGATGCGGCCCAACGGCTCGGCCCCGGTCCTGGAAATCTGGATCAACGGCATCAAGGCCGCCTCCACGACGGGAACGCTCGCCCTACCGGCTGACGGGCCGGTCACCTTCGGGGAGGCCGGAGGAGCCAGCGCGGTGGGATTGAACGGGGATATCGCCCACTGTCGCTTCTGGGAACGTCCGCTCAGCGCCGGCCAGATCAGACAGGCGGCATTGTCGGCCAACGTGCCTTCCAATCTGCGCGGGGGTCTCACCATCGAGCTTCCTCTTCAGCAGGGGACCGCCGTCCTCGACAACCTGGCGGCATCGGGGGGATCGAGCAAGGCCACCATCACCGGCACTCTCACCGCCAGCTTCGGTCCACCGGTGGGCTACACCCGCGACCCCGGCCTGTTCCCGCCCTGGCTCCGGGTCAACACGCTGGGCCACAACATTTCTGTCGGAATAGCGAGCGAGACGGACTCCGCCCTCGCTATCGCCCACGCCAAGCTGAAGGCGGTCGGGATCGCGTCGGAGACCGACAGCGCGCTCGCCATCACGGCCAAGAAGGCCAGGACGATCGGGATAGCACAGGAAACAGATTCTGCTCCCTCGATCATCTTCACCAAGGCAAAGCTGATCGGGATAGCCGGCGAGACGGACTCGGCTCCCACCATCACCCGCTCGGGCCACAAGATCACCGTCACCACGGCCAGCGAGACGGACTCCGCTCCCGGGGTGGGCTTCACCAAGCAGAAGGCCATCGGCATCGCCTCGGAGACGGACTCGGCCCTCAGTGTGAATCGGGCCAAGGCCAAAGCCATCGGCATTCCGGTGGAAACAGACTCGGCCCTGGCCATCGGCCACACGAGACAGCGCCAGATCGGTATCGCCTCCGAGCAGGACTCGGCTCTCGCCGTCACCCGCGCCGGGGTCACCACCACCCGGCGCCATGGCGGTCTGGTCGTGGGCGTGGGCATCTTCGTCCCCGAGGCCACGCCCGAGGAGACCTAACCTCCCGGGCATGTTCGACTTCGCCCCCTTCCGCCTCGACAAGCCCTACGACGAGCAGAGCGTGACCACCGTGCGCTTCCCCAACGGCTCCTTCGCCCACGTCGCCCACTCGCCCAACAACTGGGCCGCCCGGCTGGGCCAGGTCGTCGCCTCGGTGGCGCTCGAGATGTTTCTGGCGGAATCTTGAGCCAGCCCGGGAAGATGCAGGGCGGGGCCAACCACAACTACGAGGCGGCCAAGCGCCGCCGCCGGCAGTTCCTGGAAGGACTGGAGGCCGAGGGCACCGTCAACGGTGGCCTGAAGGCGGCCGGTATCTCCATGACGGCCTACCGCCAGTGGCGGGCGCGCTGGCCCGACTTCGCCAACGAGGTCGACATGCTGAAGGCCAAGGCCAAGATCGGCCGGGAGGAGACCGTTCGCAAGGAGTTCGGGACCGCCATCGACTTTGCCCAGTTCCGCCTGGAGATGTTCGACCACCACTCGCCCCCGTTCCACCTCGAGGTCATCAAGGAGCTGGAGACGATGGCGCCGGGCCAGATACTCCTGGTCCTGTTCGCCCCCCTCCACGGCAAGACCACCCTGTTCGAGGACTACGCCGGGATGAGGCTGGCCATGGACCCGTCGTGGATGGCCACGGTGGGCATGAACAAGGTCGACCACGCCAAGAAGGTGCTGGGCCGGATCAAGGCCCGCATGGAGCCGGACTCGGGCTTCTCCCGCTACCTGGCCAAGTACGGGCCGTTCCGGCTGACCGGCCCCGGGGCCAACAAGCAGATCTGGAGCGCCAGCTACTTCAACGTGGCCCAGAAGCCCAAGGGCTCCGACCGCGACTACTCGATCCAGGCTGTGGGCATGACGGCCTCGCTGGCCTCCATCCGCACCAACCACCTCCACGGCGACGACCTCCAGGATGCCCAGACCGCCGGCCAGACCTCCGAGATCGAGCGCAAGTTCCGGCAGGACTGGCTAAGCCGTCCCGCCGACGAGGGCCGTACCACCGTGTTCGGCAACCGGGTCACCGACGACGACGTGTACTGGCGTCTCAGCTCCGACAAAGACCTGACGGCACCGAGGAGCGGGGGCCGTCCGCCGCTCATGCGGGTCATCAAGATGCCGTGCGTGGTCCGGGGCCACCAGGGCAACCTGGAGCCGCTGTGGCCGGGGCGCTGGACGATGGAGGCCCTGGAGGACATGAAGGCCAAGGTCGGTGACGACGCCTGGTACCGCAACTGGATGCAGCAGCCCGAGATGGTCAGCCGCAACCGGCACTTCACCACCGCCGACATCGGCCCCTGCCTCAACTCCCAGCGCAAGCTGGAGCCGCTGCCGGGCATCGTGTGGATCGGCCTCGATCCGGCCATCGGGGGCCGCAACGCCGTCATCGCCTGTGAGGTTTCCAACGGAATCAAGGTGACGGGGATGCGCGAGGCCGAGGGCCTCCAGACCAACGAGGAGATCATCGAGCAGGTCGAGATGGAACTGATGTCCCAGACCGCCCAGGGGGCGCTGGTCAGCCGCATCATCATCGAGGCCAAGAACTTCCAGGCTGGGCTAGCCCGCGACGAGCGTCTCACCAAGCTGGCCGACGCCTACCACTGCGAGCTCTACGAGCACCTGACCGGCATCAACAAGTGGGACGAGGACATCGGCGTCCTGTCGATGCTGCACACCTTCAAGTCCCGCGAGTTCGACCTGCCCTGGCATCCCGATGACCACTACACCCGCGACATGGTGCAGGAGCTGATCAACCAGTTCTACAGCTTCCGCACCAACGCCGACGAGATGCGGGGCAACCTGAAGTTCCGGGGCAACCGGCTCCGTCAGGACCTGGTGATGGCGCTGTGGTTCGTGTGGATCCACTGGCGCCTCAACACCAAGGTGCCGTTCCGCAGCCCCAACGGATGGCACACTGGCGCCTCGATGTTCAGCTACCAGAAGCCGAACCTGATCATCCCGGTGGGAGCGAGACCTTGAGCACGGTGACGTATTCCGGTGGAATCTCCTCGTTCATGCCGGGTGCCTACGACCCCGAGCATCCGCCCTTCGGCCTGCCCTACGGGAAGATCAACTCGATCGTGCGGACCCGCCAGGCCAACCGCTCCCCCCTGTTCTCGGGGATGGAGGATGTCCTGGCCCGCTACAACGGGACCTGGGTCCTCCCTGTCACCTCGGCCGAGGGCGAGCCTCTCCTGCCTCCGCTGACGCCGGCCATCATCGCCAACGCCACCGACAACCTCGCCGTCCAGGCCTCCAGTGTCCTGGAGTCCATCTGGGCGCCGGCGGTGAAGCCCAACCTCATGGTGGGCAAGGGCAGCTTGGGCTACGCCAACACCCGTCGCCAGGCGTGGGCGGCGACGTGGTACGCCAACAGCTTCATGCTGACCCGGCGCCGGGCCTACCGCCATCTGGCCGCCTACGCCACGTGCTGCTTCGTGGTCGTCCCCGACTTCAAGGAAGGTCGGCCCCGCATCGAGATCCGCAATCCGCTGGCCTGCCTCCCCGAGGAGAAGTCCATCGAGATCGTGCGGGAGCCCTATGACTGCGGCTTCATCTTCCGCCGCTCCGGCGAGGAACTGCGGGCGGCCTTCCCCAAGCTGCGTGAGGAGCTAGGTGGCCCCATCTCCACCGACGACACCTGGCAATCGTGGCAGACCATGGAGTGGTTCGACGAGGAGTCCATCGTCTACGGCCTCATGGGGCCGATCGAGCAGGCCGGCGACCACATTGCCGACGCCTACGCCTCCCAGCCGTGGATGGAGATATGCCGGTTCCCCAACCGCGCCGGCATGGTTCCCGTCATCGTCCCCGAGCGGGTGACCCTCGACCGCCTCGTCAGCCACATGGCCAACGTGGTGGGGATCGTCGACCTCCAGGCCAAGCTGCGGGCGCTCCACATCCTGGCTGCCGAGAAGGGCATCTGGCCCACGCTCTACGCCATCGGCGCCGATGGCCGGGTTCCCGAGATCGTGTCCGGCGGGGGCCAGTGGCAGGATGGCCGTACCGGCAACATCAACCTGCTGAAGGGCGTGGCCAAGCTGGACATGATCCGGCCCACGCCCGACATGCAGATCGAGACCATCAACGACAGGATGGAGCGCGACGCCAACCTCAACATCGACTCGGCCCCGATGATGAACGGCGAGAACAGCAACGGCCTGCGCACCGGCCGGGGCCTCGACACCATGGCGTCGATGTCGATCGACCCCAAGATCCTCGAGCTCCACGAGATCATGCAGACCTACCTGCCCATCCTCAACCGGGCCGTGTCGAAGTGCTACGTCGGCCACTGGCCCGACAAGACCTACACGATGTTCACCGGCTGGCAGGGATCGCGCAAGCACGTCGAGTTCGTCCCCAGCGTGCACCTGGAGGAGAGCTACGAGAACACCGTCACCTACCCGGTGGCGGGGGCCAACCTCCAGACGACCACGGTGATGCTGGAGCAGATGAGCGCATCGAAGCTCATCTCCATGGCCGACGCCCGGCGGCGCCATCCTCTCGTCGAGGACGAGGAGCAGGTGCGGGTCGACCTCGACCGCGAGGATCTGTGGGACGCCCAGAAGCGGGCCATCAACGTCCAGATCGCCAGCGGCCAGGCTCCGCCCGAGCTCGGCCTGTTCCTCGACGACGAGCTGGCCAAGGGCGTCAACGGCTTCGCCGCCTACCAGAAGGCGCTGGAGCGGGTGAAGGCGGCCCAGGAAGCGGAGATGGCGGCCCAGAACCAGGCTCAGGCCGGAGCGGGCGCCGGGCCGCCGGGGGCACCGGGCATCCCCGGCGGTGGACCGCCCCCGCCGGGAGCGCCTGATTCCGGTGGAATGCCGCCGCCGGTCGGGGGTCTGGGCGCCATGCAGCCGATGCCGGGCCAGGCCGCCCCGGGACCGGGCACGCCCACCGGCATGATGGCTCCCAGCGCCAACGTCGGCCCTAACCCCGACCAGGCCGGGCTGAAGCGGGTCATGCTCGCCCTGAAGGCCGGGCAGTGACATGCCCCGCAACGGCAACCAGAACCTGAAGAACATGCCGAGTCCCGGCTACGGCCAGAAGGTCGCCATGCAGGACGCCAACAAAGTGGCGCCGATCCCCGACCGCAACGCCCAGCGGGACCAGCAGATCACCCAGGGCATCGCCGCGGCGAGGCAAAGGGCAGCTAAGTTGACGCCTCAGCAGCCTCCGGCCCCACCGCCCGACATCAATGATGTCGCCAGTGCCGCCGCCCAGGCCATGCCGGCGGTGCAGGGGCGCCTCAACGCCCCCACCGCCTACCCTGGCGTCTCGGTCTCCAACGGCCTCGCCGCCGGGCCAGGCGCTGGACCCGAGGCCCTGGGACCGGCCACCGCGGCGGCGGCGGCTACGCCCATCTGGCAGCAGTTGGCCCAGGCCACCGGCGACCCCTACCTACTCGACCTCGCACGAAGGGCAGGACTCGGATGAACGGTTACGAACCTCTCTGGTGGCTCATCACCCACGGCCACACCTTCGTCCACACCATCGTCTGCGGCATCCCGAACATGAACCGTTTCATCGGCCACATGTACGACCGCTGCGGCTACTGGCTCTGATTCCACCGGAATACCGAGGAGCTGAGTGACTGACACCCAGAGCACGCCGGGCGCCGCCCCGTCCATCAACCTCCAGGGCGCCGACCTCACCGCCTACTACCGCAACGTGGTGGCCGACCCGACCACAGTGGGCACGGCCACCAGCCTCGCTTCCCAGCAACGGCTGGCGGCCCGGTTCAAGCTGGTGCTGTCCCAGATGCCGGACATGGCCAAGGACCCCCAGGCCGTGCTCCAGCTCGCCCAGTCGCCCTACTCCGACGCCGACCTGGCCACCCACGCCGCCGCCGCCGGTGCCGCCACCAACCTCGACAGCTTCCTCGGCATCCTGAAGAACTCGAGCCCAGGGGCGCAGCGGGCGCTCTACAACCAGATGACGGCCCAGCAGCAGGCCGCCGCCGCCCAGCTCGGCTACAAGCCGCCGCAGAACAGCGAGGGCTCCTGGTTCTCAGGCATCCTCAGCCCCGTCGCCGGTCCACTGGGCCAGGCCATCGGAGGCGCCCTTAATACCGGCGAAGCTGCCTTCGGCGCTGTCGCCGGTCCCACCATGGAGGGCCTGCGCTGGATCCAGGACCAGCCCGCCCACGCCTACCGGGCCATCGCCACCGATCCCAGTGCCAACCTCGGTCTGGTACTGGGCGGGGCCGCGGGCGGCGCTATCGCCGGGGCCGGTCTGGCGGCGGCACCATTCACCGGCGGCCTGTCCCTGGGCCTTACCGCCGCTGCTATCGGTGGTGGTGCGCTCCTGGGGGCCACGGCCGGTGCTGCGGTAACCAATCCGTCTGACTGGTTCGACGCCTTCCAGGCCTCCTGGGACGGCGAGAAGACCTTCAAGACGGACGCTCAGAGCAAAGCTCGCGGCCTGCTCACCGATGACCGCCTGACGAACCTGGCTAAAGACGTGGCTTGGGGCTCCGACCAGCCGAGCCTGTACGACATTGCCACGAGCCTCGCCGGGAACCGGGACGCTCTGGATCCAAACACGTACGACAAAGGGATTCAGCGGATCGCGGACCGCACCTTCACACCAGGGACGCCACAGCACGACACCTTCTACGGACAGTTGCGGGGCCTCGTGACCGATCCAACGTTCCGTCAGGCGGTGCAGACACTCCAGGAAGGAAAGATCAGCCCCGGGCGGGACCTGACCCACGCGATCGGGCTCGATCCGTCCCAGGGCTGGGGCCGGTTCGTAAGCGGCGCCACTGATGCTCTCTGGATCGTGAGCCTCGATCCAACCCTCGCTGCGGCCAAAGCCAGTGAGGCTTATCGTGTAGCGCGCTACGGCCTCGACGCCCTCGATTCCGGTGGAATCGTGGCCAAGATGACGAGCCTCTACGGGCACGACGCCGGCTGGACCCGGACCGTCGACACCTTGGCCGACACTGCTACCCGGGGGGCTCAGGGGTTCGAGGACCTGCGGAACACGGCGCCGCAGCTCCAGCCAATGTTCGACAAGGTCGTCGATTGGGCCAGAGCAAATAACCTCGAAACGGTTACAGGTCATGACGTTCTGGGTTGGCTCTCGGACAACAACCAACTCTCCGATCTGGTAGTGGGTAAAGCATCCAAGCCCG